TATTCGGATACTCCTATCAAGAAATCGTTTACAAGATTCGCGGTGGAGAATCATCAGACCCAACAAAAAAATCCGCTTTCAGTGATGGCAAAATTGGTTGGCGTAAATGGGCTATTCGTGCGCAAGAAACTCATAACAATTGGTTGTTCGACAAAGATGGCGGTATTCAAGGATTCGAACAAGTTGATCCGTGGGGTGGTGGAATACATCGAATCCCAATCGAAAAGTCTTTGTTATTTAGAACCTCAACACAAAAGAACAACCCCGAAGGAAGATCACTACTCCGAACTGCATACCGTCCGTGGTACTTCAAGCGTCGTATCGAAGAAATCGAAGCAATTGGTATCGAACGCGATCTCGCAGGTTTGCCAGTGGCTTATGTTCCGCCCGAGTATTTGTCCTCAACTGCTACCGCCGATCAGCAAGCAGTATTAGCAGCGATTCAATCTATCGTTCAAAATGTAAAGCGAAACGAACAAGAAGGAATTGTTTTCCCTCAGGTGTATAATGAAAACGGCAACAAATTGTTTGATATGACTTTGTTGTCAACAGGTGGTTCGCGCCAGTTTGATACAGACAAAGTTATCTCCCGTTATGACCAAAGAATCGCTATGTCCGTACTCTCAGACTTCATTCTTCTTGGTCACGAGCGAGTCGGATCTTTCGCGCTCGGATCGAGCAAAATCGATCTTTGGACTATGGCAGTTGACGCAATTTGTAAATCAATCGCAGAAGTTATTAACCAACACGCGATCCCAAGACTCTTAACCCTAAATGGCATGAAGTTAGAAAAAACTCCTGAAATCTCCTACAGCGAAGTAAGCCATGTTGAACTAGCGGAAATCTCAGACTATGTATCCAAGTTAGTAACGGCTGGCGTTATTACTCCTAATGCGGAAACTGAAACATATTTGAGAGGTCTAGCAGGGTTGCCAATTGTAGAAGAAACCCTTTAATAGTGTTTGTTCTCAAAGCAAAAAAACCCAACGATCCTCTAATAGTCACGGATGGTTCGTTAACAGCCAACGAAAAAAAACTTATAAAGCAGTACCTTGAGGCACTGCGTAAGTTAAATCTCGAGGTTGATGATCCCGAAGTGATCCGTCGTGTTATGGCGGAGGTCTTAGCAGGTAATCCTTTATCTGCTGCTAATCAAGTTCCGTGGGCGAACTTCACTCAATCACTTGAACCAATTGTGACCACAATGGCAGCGCAGGTTGCTATCTCAGCAAATATAAATCTCACTAAGTTACCGAGTAAGATTAGATATGAAGCAGCCTTCAATTTAACCGATCCCCGCGCTATTGGTTGGGCGCAAGTTCGTGCGGGTTCAACTATTCGCCAAGTCAATGAATACTCTCGCCAAGCAGTATCTAAGATTATTCAAGATGGTTTACGCTCGAAGTTAGATCCCGATCAAGTAAGAGAATCAATAAAGCGAGTAGTTGGTCTTGACGCAAGACAAGCGACAGCACTAGAAAACTTTTACAAAAAATCAATCGAAGATGGAACGCTTAAAGGTTTGTCTTATCAAGAGGCATTAGCAAGAGCAGAAACTCTCGGACAAAGATATAGAAATACACTTTGGACTCAACGAGCCGAAAGAATCGCTCGAACCGAACTCGCCGAAGCAGCAAATCAAGGACGCTTTATGTCTTGGATGGAAGCAGAACAACAAGGATTAGTTCCGCCTAACAGTAAAAAGCGTTGGATGACCGCTCCCGACGAAAGAACTTGTCCAATTTGTAACGCCCTCAATGGAGAGATAGTTGATTGGCAAAAAGATTTCTCTATTGGCAAGTTAATGCCTACTGCTCATCCGAATTGTCGTTGTACCGCCGTTTTAATTCCTGGTCAACCTAGTGCGGTGATACAAGAACCTATCCCCCCTACTGGTGAGTATGAAGGATACAAGTTAGATCAACCAAAAAACTCTCAAAGTTTCGATCGTGGTCAAGCCGATGTAGCAGCCAACAATCTTCGCGATTCTGCTCGAGTAGCCGAGCCTAAAATCACCCGCGATGTAATCGATTTATCCAAGACCCACGGTGGCGAAATGGTTGGTTTGGAATATCGAATAAAGGCACAGGGATCTTTGGCAGAAAAGATACAAACACAGGCACGGGATCATGTAACAAGCGTTGCGGTCGAGTCAAGAAATATGAAAGATGTTATTCGCTACACAATGACTAAAGGCGAATCAGGTTACATAGACATGACAAACAATGTAATAAATGATTTGCGATCACAAGGCTATACAGTTCATGTCGTAAACAATTGGAAAGTAGGAAGTCCTTACAAGGGAGTAAATGCTCAAGTCATTTCACCGACAGGACAAATGTTCGAACTTCAATTCCACACACCTGCTTCGCTTGCTTCCAAAAATAAGACACACTCTATTTACAAAAGTCTTAGAAAAACTCAAGATCCAGTTGTTATGACTCAAGCAGAAAAAGAAATGGTCGAAATCGCGAAAAGCGTCCCATTCCCTAAGGGCGATGTTGGTACTTTGGGCGAACCTATATTGACTATTAAAAAACATTATGCGGGTCAACATAGTCAGCAAACACACGCAGGAGGCGGATCTAAAGGCGGGGGTGGAACAAGTGTTGGATTATTCCCAACTCCTACCGAATCAGGTCGCAGGAACTTCAAAGAATACGAAGAAAAGGTCGAATACTACACACAAGATGAACAATTCCAAGTAGCAGCGCAACAATGGCAAGGCGAAGATTATCGCCGAGTTCAAGGAGGATTACTCAGTGGAAATCCTTCACAAGATGCTCAATCAGTTATCGATAAGTTTGATGAACATATGGCTCCGCTCGATGACTTCGATGGAGATTTGTTCCGTGGTCAAACCGAGGGGCTTGATGATCTCAAAGTTGGTGATTCATTTGTTTCGCCTTTGTTTCAATCTACAACTACCGACGCGATTACTGCGGCAGGTTTTTCAAAATCAAGTGGTGGTGTAATAGGAGGAATCAAGTCGGGAGAATCCGCAACAATCCTAAGAATCGATCCTATGGACGCTAAGGGTGTGTTAATTCCAAAAAGTCAGGAGTTTGAAATTGTTTTGGCTCGTGGAACCCGATTTACCGTAGAAGGCGTTTCAGATAAAGTTATTAATGGAGTAAATATGAAAATAATCGATGTAACGGCGGAGACACCTGATGAGTAAAGTTGAAAGATTTGCGGGATCAATAACCGAAGGCGCTAAGTTTTTACAACGAGGTAAAACTGCTATACTCAAAATGGAGGGAGATATGACTCAGTACTTCGGACAAACCGACATGGGTAAGCGTGTCTTTGCTATTTATCGCAAAAGATATGTTGATGATGTTATCTACCAAGAACAATGGAATCCCGCTACAAGTTCATGGGATCTAACTACGAGTCTAATGCGGCTGCTAACAGGAGGGGACTGTACACTGTCCGAGATCCGAGAGGCAGACGCTATGGAAGCGTTTCCCACGGCATTTCCCGCCTAGTTTGGTGGATACTTAGGGCGGAGGATATATGCCATACGAGATCAGTACAAATAACCCTAATTGTCAAGGCTACGCAGTTCAGAAGCCCGACACGAAAGAGGTTGTTGGATGCCACAAAAGACGCAGTGACGCAGTGGCTCAACTCCGCGCCCTGTATATCAATGTTCCTGACGCAGTAGTTAAATCCTCAGAACAAGATCTCGTCGATCTCCATAAGAAGTTTCACGAAAAGTACGCGACACCCGACTCCGATACAGTTATCGAAAGTCACCATTGGATCTCTCATGGACTTAAAAAAATGGGTATTCGTTTACCATCAGAACCCGATTGGGACGAGGCTATTGCTTCCTCAAAATGGGAAATAGCAGTAGATGGAATTGACCTCGAGGAACTCGGTTTAGCCGAAGATCCATTTGTGCGCACACTTGTCGATGATTGGGAAAATGGCGGAGATAACTTTGTAATCGGCGAAGTGTTGACAAGTGATGGTCGCGAGTATGTAATTAAACAAGCCGAAGTTGAAGTTGAATCTATGCTAAAGATCGCCGAAGATGAAACCTTTACTCCACCCGCAGGTGTAATTGAAGAAGGAAAGCGGGCACTTGCTTGGATTAAAGAAGGTCATCAAGGAGATGGATTTACAGATGTTGGTCGCGCTCGCGCAGCACAGTTAGCAGGTGGTCGTCCAGTTTCGCTTAGAACTTTGCGCCGAATGAACTCATACTTCATTCGTCATAAAAAGGATTCGCAAGCAGAAGGTTACAAGCCAGGAAGTAAAAAATATCCAAGTCCAGGACGAGTTGCTTGGGCAGCATGGGGCGGAGACGCTGGTAAATCTTGGGCGGAATCAATTGTGCGTCGCGCCGAAAATGCCGAAAAGTCAATGGATGTTATCAAGGCAGATGAAGAACGCAAGTTCACTTTAGCACCGATGTACATTCCTAACCGCCTAGATGCTCATGATGAATGGACAGACGCAGATGAATTACAAAAAGCAGTGTGGGATTATGTTAAGTCCAACGATCGCCGTATCCGCCTCCAACATAACAAAGATGTTGTTGCGGGTGAATGGGTAGAAATAATGACATTTCCATACGAACTCACTGTTCCTATGGTCAAAGCAGATGGAAGTAAAACAAGCGCGACATATCCTCCTAATACCGTGTTCTTAGGCGTTCAATGGGAAGATTGGGCTTGGGACATGGTTAAAACAGGAAAGTTGCGTGGATACTCCATCGGAGGAAAAGCAGCGCGACTGTCAGCAGACTTGCCGAAAAAACAAGAAGTGGTTGAGAACTCCGACCCATCGGTAAACTCAGTTCATGTTGATACAATTATGAAACCAAGACGGAGGAAAAAATAATGGGCGTGTTTCTAGGTGATTATTCAATTCATGGTAAAAGACCATCTGTAGAAGAAGAATTAGCAAAGCACGGATCTCATAACCAAAAAACGCATGGTGGAAAAGGTGGCGGAGGTGGCGGTAGTGGCGGTGGCGGTGCAACTTCATCTAACACAAAAGACGATGAATCAAAGCGAAACGATAAAATTGTTGATTCAATTTCAGACGATGTTGATGAAGTAAAAAATGCGCTTGACGAATACTATGATGATTTAGAAGATGGCGCTGACGATGATGAAGTCATTCGTAAAATCAGTGATTCTTTAGATGCTGCAACGCGAAAAATGGAACAAGCAACAGAAACCAAAGATTATGATAGGCACACTACCCTTATGGACACAGCACAAGGTCACCTAAGAGACGCATTTGTTGCTTCTACATATGGAACTGGTGACTTTCAAAATGAATTCAAAAGAACTTTAGAGGTTTTATCAGACAAAGCAGATGATTATCTAGGCGACTTAGAAAATGAAGATGACTAATGGGTATCTTTCTAGGTGACTACAGTATCTTCGGT